GTGGGGTGCCCCTTTCGGGGGTCCTAGGACCAGAGTAACGCCTTACGGCGTTTCCTCATTAACGTGGCATCCTTCACCACGACCTCAGATGGGTTCGTGTCTTGCATATTCTCTAATAGAGACCTCTGCAATCTTTCCCAAGAATCGAACGCTAGGGGACGGTACTTATTACTAAGCACCCAAACCAATGCGGTCGAATGACACGATTCAGCATCCCGTCTTACGGAGCGATATTCTTGAATATCGTTTCCGCTTGAGGGGATTACTATAGAGAGGTAGCCAAAATCGGCAGAAGTGATCGGAATCCGATCCCTAATGACTGCTTCGACTACTTCTTTACAGTACATAAAGGATCTCATCATTCCAAGGGAATGAAAATGGGCGGCGTAAGCCGTCCAGCCTTTATGCGCGGATCCATCAGAGGGTCTGCGACCCGGGAGTTTCCGGATCCGTACGGGAGTGACTTCGTGGCCATGCCACGCGTCCATTCCGCACGACTCACGGAAACGGCCAGCCCAGAAACTTTTCTTCTCATTGACTTGTAAGCCATGAGTAGAGAGCGCACGGGCGACGATGTGTTTATATTTGCTGGGAACGATTATATCGTCCCCATAAACATACACGCATCGCCTAGCGACATCTAACTGCCCGCAATCTTCCCAGATTGCGGCCACAGAGAGAGCGTAGAAGATGATACTCTCGACTGGGAAGCATAATGCTGAACCCATGGGAGCGTATTTCTTTAACGGTATCTCCGTGCCGTTATAGCACGTACTGTGGGAGCGCAAGGCTAGTAGCTGCTTGAGAAGTAATGACTGTTGGTCGTTACCAAACATAGCTTCTACCAGCTTACATGAAACCCGGTCACTAGCTTCTTGTAAGTCAAGAGTAGCGAATTCTCCGGTCCAGGAGGATTCGAGAGCAATAGCTCTATTACATTCTTGATTCGAGAAGTTGATGTGGCCGCGACACACGCTATCTTGTTCGACGAATCGGACAAGCTGGCGTGCGACACCCTGTTGAAGAAATTGAAGAACCAAGGGCTCCGACGAAATTAATCGTGGACCCCGAGAATCTTTAGGGACGAATACTAGTTTTGCAACTGGGTATTCTTCCCACTTCAGCCGTCGTTCTTGAATGAACGAAAGCAAGTGTCTTGTCGTTATGGTATCACCGTTAGATCGTATCCCAATTACGAAGTCGTAAAAAGGGAAACGCTGGTTTACAGAGCGATAGAAGGTGGAAAACTTCCACTTCCCCTCGTCCCGTTCACCAGTCGCTACAGCACCAGGACCATGCTTTGGATAGAACTCTTCCATATTCACACTAAAGGAATACGAAGTCTTGCGACCCCGTACTCTCTTTTCGGGTGAACTTAGGACGAGATCTATAACATGGCGTGCATATTCGCTTACCGAGTTCTCACTCGGTAACTCGAAAGACTGAACCTCGATCTCCGTTGAGAGGAACTCGCGATAGCGAGCTGCCTCTTGTTCGGCAGAGAAAGGTAAGTCTAACTTGTATACAGCGAATAACACTGTACGAAAGCTCCGAATGAGCTTTCCTAGTGCTGAGGACACCGGACCATCGCACACACCGTGGTGCGTACAAATGATCGTCCAGATGTACCTGAAAAGCAGAGGATAACCTGACTCTGAGTAGGGTTTAAACCCCCTCGGAATTGGGTCATCTTTTCCACCAAGGATACAATCGAGATGCTTACCCAGAGATGGGAGCATGACGGTCATAAACTTGATCCCTTCGGTTCTAACACGTTTTTCAACGTATAGAAAATCTCTCTCGGCCTCACGGCTTTGATTGATAACTGGAAGGGTATCGGGTACAAACGGAAGAGTGTACTCATACAGGTCGTAGATCATTTTTCGGTACAAACCGAGAAGTATCTCGACATGGCTATTATGGTTCCCCATACGGGTGTTACCTCCATGCCACCTGTTAGACTACCTATCTGGCCGGCCTGAACGGAGGGAAGTTATACTTCCGAGTTCAGGATTTGGGCCATCTCAGCCGCAGCCGCCGGAGTTCCATCTGCACTTTCGACAATAATGTCGCTTAGTGTTTGAAGGAGCCCTAGCTGTACTGCAGTAGTTATATCGCTTGACTCTGGACGCGTAATCGAAAGATTCGTGACCATTGCGGCGATAAGGCCCGTATCAGTGTCGCGCACATTATGGCGCATTGATACGGTTGAGCGCAATAAACTCACGCCCTTTACCTGGCTTCCACCAACTTTCTGATGCTTAATTTCGAGATCAGTCCAAACGTCTGCACTCGCCACATGGCGGTACAACGATGAACTGGGCCCGGCATTTAGCTTCGTGAAAATGGTTTCAACGTCAGTAATGGGGTTTGTTAATGTGATAGGATCTGCTAACATGGTGGTTTCGTTCCTTACGCGGCGATGTGGCCGCATGTCGATCTCGCTCATCTATCTTCTTCGCGCTTTCTTTGATCTTCCGATCTGGGAAAGTAACGCGAAAAGGATGGATGCGTTATACCATTTCCATGGTATACGGAAAGGCGAGGCTTCTACTTCTGGAAGCCCCGGAGATCTCCTATACATGCTGCAACGTCCTACGCCGATTACCTCTATTTCGTTAGTTATAGAGTTCTCGACGTAGACTTCCCAACCGAATGTCACTTTAAACGCATGCCTTGATACAAGTATCTCAGCATCCGGAATAGGTGACAGATCTCCTATCTTCGTCCACAGTTTTGTCCGATAGGACAAAAACCAGTCTAGAAGCCAGGAGAAGGGAAGTTGTTCCCAGGCGATAGCAAGGGGATTGAAAAACCCTTGCTGCGACTGCCATACAACATCACAAGCCGGCGGAAATTCAAGCAGATACGGCGGTACTTGAAAAAGTATCGTCGCCTGCGCGGTAAAATCGATATTATAATCGATATACCGGATTTTGTATTCCGCAGGGATCATGTTGGCCGTAGGATCCACACCCCCTGGGAGTGGATTCCACATACCTTCGTAGTAATCACCAAGAGGGCCGATCGTTTGAACGACTTCTCCTGGATCCCAGACGGATCTCCGTCTGAGTTTTACTTCAGTTGGTACACCGTTGTTCTTTTGTAACCAGATAAGGCGCTTTCGCGCACGTTCTGCACTACAAATTAACTTCTGAACATCATCTATGAAAGGCCTTACGGCGAAATTCCAGGCCAGCCAATGGCTGTCTGTTTCAGAGACACCCTTTTTAAGGAGTCTTTGAAATTCCTTAGTAAAGTTTTCCCAAATCTCTTTGAGTAGCTTCACTAACTTTCCTAGGTTTTTGATGATCCCCCAGACGACAAGAAGTATCTCGAATATAAAATTCGCGAGCTCCGTGTCTACTGGCGTGGTCTCCTCGAAATGTTCTTGTGCCATTGCGGCACAATCATCGAGGACTTCAGGCGGTGGCCATGGTAGGTTCTCTCGTATATGCTTCAACACGTCAGGTGTGTAGCCACCGGGATTACCGGTAACTGCACCAATCGGCGGAAGCATTTGCGCAGAGGGACGGTTTACGACCCCCTTGTATACGAAATGGTAACATGGGTTCCACCTAAATTTACGAAATCCCGAAACATCGATGATAAGTCCCCATTGGGGACTCACAACTTTGATCGGTTTCTCGACAATGTAGGGTTCTGGACCATTAACAAGAGGATGAAGAACACCCTGGATTTCAGTACTATAAGTACCTTTAGTCCTGGTACGAAAAACGTCGCCGGTACGCCGAGATTTCGGTATACCTGACTTATTTTTCTTATTCTTCTTCTTGTCGCAGGCCATGTTACACTCCTTTCCG